CAGTTGTTGCTCTGCTTGAAAATAACAAATCGGACCTACTCCCCTCATTTCTTTATCGTAATAAAGACCAATCAGGCCGAGTGTCAGGGTATCAAAAGTGCTTTGTTCCATATAAACCTCCAGTGAAGCGGCCTAATTAAGCCGTGTGTTTGGAGTGCGATTAACTAAGCCGCCGGTTATTACTAGATCGAATGTACTTGTGACGAATAACACCAACTATGGCCTCTGTCATTCGAATGGTACGAAATCAAACATCTATTATCGTGAATGGTTTTAACGTCTACCGTAAAGACTGGTTCGCCGTATTTGTCGCGGGGCTGTTCTGTTACCCGAAGCCCCGTCACTATCACGGTTTCGAGATCACCCGTGCCCCAGATAGGCCGCACGGTTATGAAGTCACCGACCGCTACGCTGTCCTTGTCTCTTAATGACTCGATATCGTTGAACATCACATCGGGTCCGTTTGGGAAACGTGGAAAACGTGCGCTGTTTTCATGCGCTTTTGTTTCGTTTTCTTGTCTTCAAAAAACGTGACAACTTTGACGCCTTTCTCACCTTTTCTAACTTGACGGCGCAACTTGTTAGACTGCCAAGCGCCGTAGGTGAAGACATTTACACGCGGGATGATTTCGCGCTCGGGTATGCCCCGTTCACAAAAACCCGCAACTACTCGCGCCTCGTTGGTTAATGACTGACCACTAACAGCGCGCAGATATGCTTGTTGATTGCTCATTTAAAAAACCTCCAAGTTTTTGGCGGCTTAATAAATCGCACTCCGTTTTGCAGCAGTTGATAGTCGCCGTGAGAGATTCCCCTCTACTTGGCCTCGGGGCTGCTGCGCCATGGTGCGGGAGGTGCCTAACTCAACCGTTCTGACCTGCTCAACTCCGCTGTCCTGTACATATGACAGATGCAATACCGTGTGTCAAGTAAAACAATCACACGTCTAATCAAGCGGCAGAAATCGCCGGACTAGGAAAAGGCAAGCGAGGGGTCTACATCCGTATCAGGTAGCTAGATCAGTAGGGGATGGTGAATCGTAGGGGTAGGGTAGCGAATGCCGTTACAGGGGCTATTTGGGCCTTGTGCTGCGGTTGTGTTGGGTGACTAGTGAAGGGGTCCCGTTTACCCATTTTCACACCAGACCGGCTCAGGTTGGCCTGTTCGGGTTCGAGGGGGAGGGCTTGAACTCATCAACCCAGTTCCCAAACCCGCCGAACATGTCGCAATCAGGACAGAATGCCCATCATAAGGTCAGAATGGCGCTAATACTGGTCATTTGTTATTCGCATAATCTAATTTATGTTAAGTGTAGGGGTAATGACACACTCGTGACGTGGTTTTAGGACCCCCCCCACCCCCCCGGCAACGTTAGCGATATCACCCCTCATACATCTCACCATCTCACAAAGGTTTTTTATGCAGTGTACCGACAGACAGCGCATGTTCGTGGAGGAATACATTCGGACAGGGAAGCGCACAGACAGCTATCAGAAGATTTACGGCTGCACCCCTAGTGCTGCTAAGGGTTCGGCTGGAAAGATGCTCCAGAAGCCTCATGTGGCCTCCTACGTGGATAAGTTAAGGGGTACTGTGCAGGACATCGCGCAGGATATCGTGGTCGATAAAAAGAAGGTTCTTGTCAACTTAAACGAACTGCGACTGATCGGATTGCAGGAAAAACAGCTTGGTCCCGCCGTTCGTGCCACGGAACTGATGGGAAAAGAGATCGGCATGTTCAGGGACAAGGTGGACCACATTCACACCGTTTCTGACGAAGCCCTGGTTTTAGCTCTTTCTCAGCATGATCCTGAGTTAGCGAAGGAAGCGGCGAGGGCGTTAGACGTATAAAAACAGGGGTCGTAGCGAGGAAGCCGCAGTTATGCCTTGCCAGGGTACTGCCGGAAAGCCTCACCACGCTACGCCCCCAAGTTAGAGCCTCTATATGTGGAATTCGGAAAACACCTAAAAGCGGCCTAAATAGGCCAATTACGCACGATAAATGGAGTTATACCCACTTATAGGAGAAAGCATGTCGGCAAAGGTTGAGAAGGTAATGCGCGAATTTAAGAAGCGAAAGCTGAAAAGCAGCAGCGGTAAGCGCGTCACCAAAAGGAAACAAGCCGTGGCGATTGCTCTTTCTGAGGCGAGAAGGCGCTGATGGCAATCACATCTACAGGTGATATCGGCATGAGCATGGGAGATACCGTCAGTTGGACGGATGCTTCCACAACTGCGAGTTTCGCAGATGGGACGCATTTCGCAGATGGGGGTGTCATTCCGCTGGAGTTCGACCAGCAGGACTGGTATCTGGAAAACGCATTACGGGTGATGAGAACCAGGGGGTTTACTGACTGATGGTTTACGGAGAAGGGACTTACCAAAAGCCGGGAAGACCGCCCAAGAAGAAGACCAAAAAACAGGTCGCTTACGCCAAGAGAAAAAAGAATGGAAAATAGCTGGCACCTTTCTCGATCACTCTCTGTTGGTCATCTCATCTCCACTATCGTCATCATCCTCGGCGGTTATTCCTTCGTTTCCGACCTTGAAAAACAAATTCTAAAAAATCAGCTTTCGCAGAATAACTTAGCCGAAAGAATGGATAGGACAGACGCAAGACATTCCGAGCAGTTCGGAGAGATAAAGGAAATGCTGAAAGATATGGCGGTAAAGATAGACGCGCTTAATCGTGGATGATCGTTACCGAGAAAGCACAACAGAGAATAAACAAGACACTCTCCGACACCGAATCCTTGCGAGTCTCCGTCAACGGAGGCGGTTGTTCTGGTTATCTCATCAACCTGGAAAAAGAAACCAATTCAGACGGTATCTGGATAACTCACAACGTCCTCACAGACTCCACCTCGGCGGAGTTTTTATCAGACGCAACGCTGGATTGGAACGATGATCCATTTCAACCAGCTTTCAAATTCAACATTCCCGACACGCATTCGTGCGGTTGCGGAAATTCTTTTCAGAGGAACACATGAAAAACTGGATAAAGGAAAACCCTGTTCTAGCAGCCGCTGGCGCTCTTATTGTTCTATCGGTTCTCTGGCACTTGTTTTAGTCGGATGCTCAAGCCTGAAGAAAGCAGCGCTGATCGGGGGCGGCTCGTTAGGAGCGGGTGCGATTGCCTCGATTGCGACATCGGGGACTGCTCCTGTGTTGCTGGCGGGAGCGGCCGGTGCCTCTGCGACCAGTGTGGTTGCGGACGTAATGACCCCATCGAAGAAAGGAGGAGTCATGGCTACAGCATCTAGTTGCGCCCCTGATAACTTTTGGACCCTTTTAGGGGATTTGGTAGGCATGGGCGGGTGGTTACTTATTTTAGTAATCATTGTCCCAATGATCCTCGGCTGGCTTCTTCCTGGTCCGCTTGAGAAAGCGAAGAAAAAGAAATGAAAATGGACCCGAAATTCTTTGGCTTCCTTCTGTTCCTGATAGCGCAGACGGGTAGTGCCATCTGGTGGGCAAGCGGCATCTCTTCAGAAGTGGAGCGTCTAGCTGGCATTCAAGGAGCAGCGATTCCTGCGTTAGAGGCTGAGGCGCGCCAATGCTCGACAGAAATCCACAATCTAAAAAAATTAACGGGCGATCAAAAAGAGATTGAGGAATCCGTTAAAAATCTCGATGTCATGCTGTATCGGTTACAAACCATCGAAACCATGCTGGACAAAATCTTAGCCACCAAGGTTCGTTAGTGGAGATCACCAGAGAGGAAGCACTTAGAGAATTACACCGACGAATCTCTGGCAGGAAGTTCTTCAAATATGAGCCTTACCGCTGGCAATCGCAGTTCCACCGTTCAGGGTTGGACAGTCAGGAGCGAATGCTTCGTGCAGCCAACCGAGTCGGAAAGACTTATTCGGCAGCTTACGAAGCGGCTTGTCATGCGACGTTAAGTTATCCCGATTGGTGGGAGGGGAAGCGCTTCAAGCATTCGACTTTAGGTTGGGTAGTTTCCCACACGAATGAAACCAGCAGAGACATCGTTCAAAAAGAACTTTTAGGCTCAGACGTTGGAACCGGTCTGATCCCTGCTGACTCTATCTCTAAGATCACTTACCGACAGGCGGGTGTTTCTAACGTCGTGGATACGGTGAAAATTCGTTGTCCACACGGTTTATCTACCATCAGCTTTCGGACCTTCGACCAGGGCTGGCGCAAGTTCCAAGGCGCAGCACCGGAGTTCATTTGGTTAGATGAAGAACCTGAAGATTTTCGTATTTACACGGAATGTCTTACCCGTGTGCTTACCTCCAAGGGAATTATATTTGTCACGTTTACCCCACTCCTGGGTGAAACCGATCTGGTCCGACATTTTGAGAAGGGAGTCTCGGGGACTTCTGTCCAAACGGCTACTTGGGATGATGCGCCCCATCTTTCGGATGAACTAAAAGAACGCTTCATAGAGTCCTTTCCCCTGCATGAGCGGGATGCCAGAACGAAAGGCGTTCCGATGATGGGTGAAGGACGTGTCTTCCCGGTAGACGAAAAGGAACTTTCCGTTCCTGCCTTTGAGATACCCACTCACTTCGCCCGTATCTGTGGTGTGGACTTCGGAATATCCCATCCTGCTGCTGCAAGCTGGATCGCGTGGGATAGAGATTCAGACATTGTTTACGTTTACGACTGTTACAAACAGGCAAACGAAACACCGGTTTATCACGCACAAGCGATCAGCAAGCGTGGTAACTGGATACCCGTTTCATTTCCCCATGACGGAATGAACCGTGAAAAAAGCGGAGGGAAAACACTCCGTGACCATTACGCAGAATCCGGCGTGAACATGTTGGGAATTTCTGCACGGTACGACAACAAGAAGGGCGGCGCACAGCCTGTCGAACCGATAGTGATGGAAATGCTTGAGCGCATGAAGACCGGACGTTTCAAAGTCTTCAGCCACTTAAATGAATGGTTCTCTGAGTTTAGAAATTTACATCGTAAGGAAGGAAAGATCCAGGCTGTCCGAGATGACATTCTCAAAAGCACGATGTACGGAGTGATGATGAAACGGTACTCCATCACTGAACGATTACCACCGACATCTCACCGATACAAGGCACCGATTATGAGTATGCGTTTATGACTCCAAACCAGTTTGCAGAAATCCTGTCCAACTCAGGTTATGAAAACCTTCAGACGATGGTTCTCCATGATGGAAAGGGTTATTACGCCGAGAAATTCTCTCATGCGGATAAAGACCGGGATGAGGCGCACTGGAAGATCATTTATGCCGTGGGTCTGGATGAAAAGATGCAGATAGCACAGCACCGTTATGACGCAATAGGCACGTCTTCCTGGTTTCGACTCCAGCAGTCCCGTGAAGACGCACAACAAATATTGAACGATAACCGCCGAGTGTTTAATGGCTAGACGATTCGACCGAAGGGATTTCTCGAAAATATCGGAATCCATCAAAGCAGAACTAGACAAAAGAAAAAACAAACGACAAGACCTGGAAAGACATTGGAAAGAGGTTGATCGTCAGGTTGCGATGAAGCCGCCAGAACGTGAAAAGCGTGATGGTACGGATTGGATGCCCGATATGGAGCTTCCACTTCAGGCACAGGCGTTAGAGGTCTTAACGGCTGATGCAAGACGGCTTCTATTCCCGAAGGATAAGGATTGGTTTCGCTGTCATGCTAAAGCGACGGATGAATACCTTCGAGCAGTTCAGGAATCGCTTGTCATGTCTGGCGATGAATCAGAACAGATCATCGTCCCAACACAGTCTGACCTTAATACCCTTACTGAGTCGATCCTTGTTCACTTCCACTCTCAGTATGACTTTCGCGCAGCGATTGACAGTCTCAACATTCAGGCATTTAAGTACGGCACTTATGTTGCTCATGTCCGCTGGGCTAAAAGAGAAGTTTTTTCTAATGACTTCCGTGGTATTTACCGAGAGCGGGATGAAATGCCCGTCGTGGTGCCTGGGGACATAAAATCTACTTATCTCGATACCTCTGCACAGATGGTCGCCAGAGAAGGGATGATGATTGCTCCGTCCATCATTCGGGAATACAAGCAAAAGCTGGCTGATCTAAAACTCGCAGCGAAGGTAAGAAACCCACAATCCATGTCCGGTGGGTGGATGCCAGGAAACATCTCCAGACTTCAGGCCGAGGATGGTCATGTAAAGCTGATCGAGATGGAAGGGGATTTAATCATTCCCCGCAGCCAGACGGATGGGTTCATTCCTAACTGTATTGTCACGATTGCGATGGGCGCGAATCTTCAAGTGGTCCGTTATCGTGAAAACCCCTACCCGTTCCGTTTATTCCAGACCGGCACATATCACATGGAAGATAACGGGGTTTATGGTGTTTCTCCGTTAATGAAGGGTGTGCCGATCCAGATGGCAGCAACAGAAGCGATGAATCGCCTGATGCAGACCATCACACTGAATACTGAGCCTCCCATCTGGTATGACCCCAATGACCAGTATTGGAGAGCGCAGGGTGGACCCAAGATAGAGCCAAGAGCCTTGTGGTCTTCTCTCACGAAGCCAGAACCGATTGAGATCGGCAATCCTAGTGGGATGATGCAGATTTACTTTGCACTGCTTAAACAGTACGAAGAACTAACAGGCGTTACTGCTCCACGACTCGGAGCGCAAACAAAATCTCACCAGACGGCATTTGCCGTTGATATGGAAGTTACCCGTGGTCAAACCAGAACAGTTGATTACGTCCAATGCTTCACTGAAACCCTGACCAACATTCTCCACATGGAGTTGGAAATGCTACGCAAGGGCATGGAAGACACCTCCGTATTCATACCGAAATACGCAGGGTATGTGGACGTTACGAAGGAAGCGATACCGACAGACGCTTACATCGAGGTTTACGGTTCAGCTTCACCCTCCGAGAAGAGAGAGCAAGAGCAGAAAGAGTTCTCTGCCTTCCAGATGCTTCTACAGCTTGATCCAATGGTCAGGCAGTTGGGTGGTCGCGGTCTTGATATGGATGCGGTTCGCACTGAGGTCATGCGCCGCGCCAACCCTGGCATCAACTTGGACAACTTACTGGAACCAATGGAGCAATCGTTTGAACCTCCCCCCACACCTGAAGGACTTCCTCCAGAACTTGAG